CTTTGTAAAAAGTTTACTAAAGAGTGAGGGTTATCATCAAGAGTTAGTTCTCTAGCGTTAGGTATATCAGATTGATCTTCAAATACCTTCGTTTTAGAGTACGTCCCTTCTAGATAATACGTAGCAATTTGTTGAGTTGTTTTAGTTTGTTGAAAGTCAGTCATAATTAGGGTTAGCTATTAGCCGAAGCGTTCGCTCATTACATATAGTTTCTAAGATACATAGTGCACGCACGTTTGTGATGTTGTAATCGAAATCCATGACCAACACCCGTAATGTAAATTTACTTAATTCTAATCGTTTGCATTGGTTTAAAATTCTAAATCCGAGTCACTGTTCAACACGGCAACATAAGAGGTTTCCCAATCTTCAAAAGTAATTAAATTTTTTGGATATATTTTATTCCAAGAAAATTCAAAAAAACTCCTTCATATTGTTATACTCAAATTCACCGTGTAAAGCCATTTCACGTAAAGCAGTCTTCATATTTGTCATTAAAGCTTCAGGACATTCTATACTCTGGTTATTAGTTCTCCACAAAGATATTTCCTTCACAACATCAATATCTAAGGGTCCAATCCATTTTCTACCATGTCCATTTACTCGCTTAAATGACCTCTTCAAAAACGTTACATCTTCGAGTTTTCGCAACTCAGGAGGTGTATTTCCTGTCTTCTTTTCATCTGTATACGTCATTCCAATTTCCGACATCATTGCTGAAAGCGTTCTTTGATTAAACCAAGGTCTAATACTCGGAGCCACTGCCAACAAATGATCATCTCCACACATTTCCCATACTAAATATTCATGCACATCCATTAAACTTATCTTAGGTATAGTTACGTTATTGACAATGTTCAAATGTTTATGCAATAAATATTCAGGGGAATCCTCTTCGAAGTCATCTAATTCAAAAGGTACAAATCCATCAACAATTCCAAGAAGCTCTTTCTTTGCTGTCTGTCTATCAAAAATTTCAGAGAAAATATACAAGATATTAATTATATTACATTTACAATCTCTCAGCACAGTATCAGGAGAACCAC